TACTCTTTGTTTGTGTAGCCAAACCCCAAAACCTAAATCAATATGCACATCAATGGTATCACCATCGACCACCCTGTCTAATGTGCAGTTATAGATAAATGCTTCAACCATGTGTATATATTTTTAAGGGCTTAGTTTTGCCTTTAACCTTAATTGGTTCTAATGATTGTAACCTATAACCACAAAACTTTTCAGTTTGTTCACCTATTAAAATATCCACCCCTCGTTCTTTAGTCGCACTTTCTAACCTCGCTGCTGTATTTACGGCATCACCTATGGCAGTATAGTCGAATCGTGATTCACTACCCATATTACCTAATACAGCTTCTCCAGAATTTATCCCAATACCAATACGAACTTCTAACCCTGCTTTTTCTATTTCGGCAAGGATTTCAATACCTGCTTCAACTGCTAATACTTCATGGTGTTGTAAGTCTATAGGCGCATTAAAAATAGCCATCATAGCATCACCAATGTATTTATCGACCATGCCACCATACTTCTGCACTGTATTAGCTTGTATGGTTAATGCCTTGTTCATAATCTTAGCTACTTCCTCTGGCTTAAGCTTTTCCGATAAAGCAGTGAAACCTCTGACATCTGTAAACAAGAAAGTGCAATAGCGCCTCTCACCCCCTAGCTTTAACAAACCTGGATTATCTTGCAATCGTTTTACCTGTCTAGGATCCAAATAATGCTCAAACTGTTTCTTGATCTGCTGTCGTAATTTGTATTGTTTACGGAAGTTAAGATAGTAAGCTACACTAGCTGTCACAAATTCAGCTATCAAAGTATAGCTAAAATCAATTAAAACCCCTGCTCTTATAGTATAAAGCCCATACACAGCCGTAGAGCAAAAGATCACAGAAGCAAGGGTAATAGACCATGTAATTCCCATAAAAGAGCTTACAAGCCAAATAAGAAGGCACAAAATTATCAAACTAGCCAATTCTGCTGTCAAATGCCAATAAGGTATGTAAGGGCTGTTAGGTATAAGCATAGATTCTGCTAAAGCAGCCTGAATCTTGTGTGGTTCTAATAAACCGACACTTGTGGCTAATTGTGGCATCACCCCTTTGGCTGTCACACCCACAAAGACAAACTTATCTTTCACAGCCATTTCTGTCAGTGTGGTTTGTGGTGTGTCAACCCAAGACAACCAGTGTCGACCTAAACTGTCCACTCTGGTTTGTGGTAAACCTCTGACCTTGATCTCTTCTATCCCTGCCTCGTTGGTTTTAATAATAAAAGTATCTGCACCAGCTAAGGTTTTTAATACTTGTGTACCGAAACTAGGAATCCAGCCCTCAGGTGTTTGTAATAGTAAAGGCAATCTTCTGACTAAATTATCAACATCGACTGGCGCTGACACCATACCTTCTAGAGCTACTTCAGATATTTCTGGGATATTGGGCATATAGCCCTGTAAAGCTATACCCTCTGCTGGATCGCCTAACAAGACTGTGCCTGTAGGTTCAGGATAAAGTTGATTGTCTGTCTCGAAGGTGGCAACAACTATGGAATACTTTGAGGTAGATATACTAAATGCGCTGTCACCACCAAACCTGTCTTTGTCTATAAAGGATATAACATAACCGACACCGAGTGCGCCCTTTGCCATAATTTCTTCGTTTATTTCAGCTAATCTTTGTCTTGGTAAAGGATAACCACCCTCTGCTCTAACATCACTGTCAGTTATATTTAAGATGGTAAAGTATTCAGATGGTTTATGTTGCTCAACAAACCTATCAAAGACTTTCAACTTTAGAATCTCTAATGCAGGCATTTGTAATACTAAGGGCAGAGCCAAAAGTGTGATTAGTGCTAGTCCTATTCTTATCATGGGTTTTGGGTAATTGTAATACTAGATGACGAACCACCATTAATCTTAACTGTTCTGCTGACACCATCTTGAATAAAGATAACAGTATATGCACCACCACTATCTAAATCTAAGTAAGCCTGTTGATTTACTACTCTTTGCATTGTCAATCTTTCACCCTGTATAAAGGTCGTGATTTGGGTTTCAGTATCTTGCCCTATACTTGTGCCACTGATATTAGCAGATTCTAAATTGATAGCTAACTGGTCTTGTTCCTCGCCTGTATCTAAGGCATCTAAAACATCCAATAAATCTTCTAAGAAGTTTACATCAAGATAATCTATATCTAACTCTGTGAACTCAAAATCTTCGTCTAGCTTGAGAAAGTCCTCATTTAACAAATCGACATCTAACTCGTTGTAATCCAGATAATCTGTAGATTCTTGTTGGCTCTCCTCTTCTTGTGCTATGACTTCCTTAGGTGGATTAATGATGAGCATATTGTCGATAAAGTCTAAGGTTATATCTAGGGTGACTGGCTTAGTAGGTGCTGATTCAAAAACACTGGTGGTGGTAGCCTGATAGGGCTGATTCAGGGTAACTTGCCCTGCACCTGTTGAGACAATAATCTCGCCACTAGCGTTACCAAACTCATCAGGTAGCAAGATAATTAAGCTAGAACCAAACTCTGTGGTTGTGACTGTGAAGTCTGTACCTAATATAGCAATCTCAGCACTGTCAGTTGTCAGCTTAACTTTCTTCTTATTGAGCGCACCACTGATGTATCTAATAGTGCCAGAAGCAAATTTAAGGCTCATAGAGCTGTTATCTGGGGTATAGATATACTCATCTATAACTAAATTAGAATGTTCTGTTAGACGAACCTGTGTGTTATCTAAGAAGGTAATGGCTATTCGACCTGCTCTGGTCTGCACGTTATCGTAAGATTCTATATCGAAGTCTAAGATCGCAGGATAGGGCTGATCTCTAACTATTTGACCAAAGCCCTTGAGTTCTGAAATATCGCCTATTGAATCAGCATGAAGTGGATGTACCACCATCATTTTGAACAATACAATAAGTGCTATTCGAGCCATTGACTGTCAGTTTAAGGTAATCTCTAGCTAGTGTCGAAGCCTGTGTGATGTTAAATGTATTGCTTGAGCCATCTAAGTCTAGGTAAAAATAACCAGCATCGCTTGATGTGTTACCTGCATAACCACTACCAGCAAAGGTTAGGGTGTTGCTATCGCCTAAGATGTCTATGTAGTTAGTAGCGTTTTCATAGTCTATTGTGGCAGTTAGCTCATTACTGTCACCATCGATCAACCAATCGAGATTGAGATAACCAGCATCGCTATCTTCAGCAATCGCCAGATCAAAAGTATTGCTGCTGCCTGTGGCTTGGATATTTAGGTTGACATAATCACTGGTATTAGCTTCTAAGCTGTTCATAACTAAATCAAAGACATTACTGTCACCTGCAAAATTCCAGTAAGCTGTGACATTGTCACCATTAAAATCATCTGCTTTAAACAGGTTGCTTGTACCTATTTGATTGATAGTTAGGGTCATATCACTACCAGACAAACCTAATGCAGTAAGGCTACCAGCAGATGCGTTTGTGCCACCTATGAGATTAGAGCTACCTAGCTGCTCTAATTTAATGACAGCGTTAGAGCCTGTCTGTGAGACAAACACCTCGTTGTCAGCGTATAAGCCAAATGATAAGAATAACAATAATACAAGTCTCATAAGTTTTTCACCGACCAGTAGCCTCGTTCAATGCCCTGTTCAATTATATTAACTATACCGACTTCTATAGCACTTTGCAAAGCGATAGACTTGCTCTCATTCATAGCATTACCTGTCTCAAACTCAACTAGCTTAGTGCCATCGGCTATATATCTAAACAGATCATTAGACAAACCAACCGACAAAATAGTCTTGGTTGTTAGGTTCTCTAACAAGACTTCACCTGTGCTTACACTGACAACACGCAAAGAAACAACGACAGTATCTTCACGATATTGTTTGGAGTTACCTATCCCTAAATATCTTGCACCCACCCCACCTGTTAGTAGATTTTGATTTAAATCAATGATGCCACCCTCAATCAAGATTCCAGCAAACAACAGTGGTAGTTCTTCCGTAGCATCATCGAACTTTTGTCTTGTGGATCGGATGATTTGTCTCTCTCTAGTGATGTGATCAATCCCACCTCTTTCTACGACACGAAAGAAGCCAGATTGTTTCAAAGCTCTTATCAGATATGTCTCTGGCGCTTGGGTCATAGCTGTTGAGAAACTAGCATAACCATCAATAGATTTGCGCTGTCCTGTTAAATCTTGGAATTTGTAGACAGCTACTATGGGTTGCACATTAGCTACACCCACTTGTTTGATAGCATCTGTCACAGGCTCATTGATAAAAGCAGATTTAGAAAAACATTGTGCTTTACCTACAATAGTAACGACATCTTTATAGTCGTTATCAGGGTTAGTTAAACAGGGTGAGATATATTCTCTGTGTGTTGCACAGTTATTCAGTAAAACCGAAACTGTTAACAGGAATAGTAATTTCTGTAGTTGTGCCATCAAGAGTATTATATATGCTTAGAGTAATAAATGTGCCATCACTATCCCAACTGATTACATTGTCAAACAAAACAAAAGAGCCTGTAAGTTGTGGATCGTCAGAAAAGAGTGAATCAGTAATCTGCCTGGATATATTTGATAAGATCCTAGACTGTAAGTTGTTCTTCCATCTTTCCAGCAAACTGTTGTTTTCTTCTCTAAGCTGTTCTTCTAATTTAGCTTCTAGGTCTAATCTAATAGCCTCGCTTCTGGTGAACTCTTGATTCTCAATAGTTAGATAATGTGCCGATGTGCCTATGCCACTAAAAGCAGGTGACTTGAACTGAAATTTAATCTCGTCAGCTAAGATGGGTAGCGTTAACAAAGGGATTAAAAAAACAGCACAACCCATCCGCTTATATTTGTCTTTGTAATAATCGTCAATCTTTTCTTTGGTCATCTCTGTCTGCTTTAGCTATCTTATGACTATCTATAAGTTGTGGTACACCCAAGATAGTCTTAATAAGAGTGTCCTGTCTAATGATTTCATTGTCAAGACTACGAATCCGATCTATTAAGGCTACCAAGATACCATGTTGTGAATCTAGCTTAGTGCCGAGCCTTTGTTCCATAGCGTTAATTTGCTCTGCAACCTTTTCATCTACGACATCTAGCTTCTTTTCCATGCCATCGACAATACGCATGATTAGCTTATAAATAAACCAACCAAGCCCAACGGCTGCTGCTATCGGAAAGCCTAGCTGTTGGATTACTGTTACTATCTCTTGCATGGTAAGAAAAGGGCTGGTTTATAGAATATATTTAGGAAATCAATATGAATAAGAATTGTACCAGCCCTTTTACTTTTTCTTGGTTTTTACTCTGACCTCTTTATAAGCCTCATTGACATCAGGTGTTGATTTATCATCACCCTTGTATTGACCTTTTTTGTTTCTAGCACGAACTTTCTTTCTATGTGTGCCAGTCATTACATCAATAAACTTAGACCACCAACTCATCCTTGATCCTCTTGGTTTAAGACTAATTGTTGCTCTAATTGATTGGCTTTAGTCATGTAATGATTCAAAAGCTTTTGCATTGCCTCAACTTGGTTTTGCAAATCTTTTACTTCGTCAGTTTTTTTATTTTTTTCTTCTGCCATTGGTAACTCCTTTTCTCAATGATAAATAATCTATAAAATCATAAAGCTTGATGTTCCAATTAGCTTTAGGTGTTGGGTAGAAACGAATGATAATGTTAGCTAACCCAACGAAAGCTAACAAATATATAATTACTTCAAATACAAACATAATTAACTCCAAATGGCAGCACAGACTGTTTTAACCAAAGCATCTTCTTTTGAGTAATCAGTAGCAGCGCCATCGTCAGCTACATACTTAGATAGGTGTTTAACTCTAGTTGCTGTCACAGGTAAATCTGCATCAGAACTATCATCAAGCGTATCTTCATACACAACCATTATGGTTTCATGTTTAGCATTTGCTGTGTCGGCAGCAGAACTGTCGCTAGGTGGATAAACCTCTAACCTTTGGACTGCTGTTGTTTTTGTAATTGCCATGAGCTAATTCTACCCCACCTTTTGTGGTTCAACAACAATTTTACCAAAGTCATCTGTGAGAATAGATTTATAGATCGCATCGTCTTGTCTTTCTCCTACCACTAACCAAGACACTGTAGCATTAGATTTGCTGTTCTGACATTCAATAGTTAGCTGGTTATCGACCAATCTGCCTCGCACTGCATCCCAATCAGTCTCATTAGTGGTAAAGACCCTAAAATCACGATTTAGAGCTACAAATGTGCCTTCTGACATACCAAACCACTCGTCAAGATCTACAACTGCATAACCATCTTTTAGTTGTATTTGACCTGTGTAGGTATTATCTGCCTGTGGTGATTCAACAAATGAGTGAACTAAATGATGTGTGTCTGGTTTCAGTGGGTGGTCAATCTTAAATGAACCTGATGATTTAGATAAATCACCTGCAATAGTTACCCCATCAGATTCAAAAGTAACTATATTAGTTCCCTCTACCCTAAAGACTTGAT